TGCTGGTGAATTTTATAAACTTGTTCAATTTTCTGAATTTTTACAAATGCGTTTATTATTATTATCCGGCACTCCCATGTACAATAGTTATAAAGAAATTATTTGGTTACTTAATATTATGCGTTTAAATGATGGGAGGTCTGAGATTCAATTTAATGAAATATTTAATAAAGACCCCGATAAAGATGGTATTTTTATTGAAACAACTGAAGCAGATGGTACTATTGTTGAAACTGGAAAAGATAATTTACGAAGATATGCAACCGGATATATATCTTATTTAAAAGGTGAAAATCCTTATTTATTTCCTTATACAATATATCCTTATGAATTTTCCCCACAAAATACATTTAAAGATGAAAATAATCCAAATGGTCTTTATATTGTTCCTACAAAACAATTAAATGGAAAAAAAATACCAGAATATAGAGAATTAGATGAATTAAAAAATAAATTATTTATTTCTAGTGTCAATAACTATCAAAAAGAAGTTTATAAATTTATTATTAAACAGATTAAATCAAAACCTTCCAATTTAAGTGAATTTGAAACAAATGAATCAATCGGATTTACCATATTGCAGAGACCATTAGAAGCATTAAATATTGTTTATCCTTATGAATATTTTAAAGGAGAATCACAAGAATTACAATTTGAAGTAAAAAATCTTTTAGGGAAGAAAGGATTAGAAAATTGTTTAGATTATAATCATGAAACAAAAAGAAACTTTGAATATAAACCAAATATTCCTGCAATATTTTCAAAAAATGAAATTGAAAATTATAGTTCTAAGATAAAAAGTATTACAAATAGTATTTTACTATCAGAAGGCATTATTTTAATTTATAGTTTTTATATTGATGGTGGCGTTGTTCCCATCGCATTAGCATTAGAAGAATTAGGATTTACTAGATATGGTACAAAAAATCATTCTTTATTTAAAAATGCACCGGTTCCTCCTATTGATTCTTTAACTTATAAAACTCGTAGTGAAATGATAAAAGGAGAAACATTTTTTCCTGCAAAATATGTTATTATTAGTGGTGACCCAGCATTATCACCCGATAATTTAGAAGATGTAAAAGCTGTAACAAATGATAATAACAGTGATGGAAGATTTGTAAAAGTAGTAATTATATCAAAATCTGGAACAGAAGGTTTAGATTTTAAAAATATTAGACAAGTACACATTTTAGAACCATGGTATAATATAAATTTAATAGACCAAACAAAAGGAAGAGCTGTAAGAAATTGTAGTCATAGAGATTTACCATTTGAAAAGAGAAATGTAGAAATATATATGCATGCTTCCACATTAGAAAATGATGAACAAGATGAATGTGCTGATGTTTATTTATATCGTTTATGTGAAAGAAAGGCAAAACAAATCGGACAAGTCAGTAGAGTATTGAAAGAAGGTGCAGTAGATTGTATATTAAATAGCGAACAACAAAATTTTTCAGCCAAAAATTTTTCTTCCATTCCAGTTATTCAAATACTTTCTTCAAAAGATAAAGAGGGTAAACAGAAGCAATTAGAGTTTGTAGTGGGAGATAAGGATAATTCAGGATTATGTGATTATATGCAATGTGAATTTAAATGTATTCCTGATATAAATAAAGATAATATAGGAATAAAATCAGATGCTTATACAGATATATTATTATCAATAAATACAGATAAAATAACACAAAAAATAAGAGATTTATTTCAAGAAAGGCATTTTTATAAAAGAACAGCAACAAGTAAAACTCTTGATGATAAATGCGTTGATTTAATATCTTGTATTAATAAAAATAAAAAATATCCGATAGAATCGATAGATGTTGCATTAACACAACTTATAGAAAATAAAAGTGAATTTATAAAAGATAAATATGGAAGATATGGTCATTTGGTAAATATAGGAGATTATTATTTTTTCCAGCCATTAGAATTAAATAATGAAATTATTCCATTATTTGAAAGACAAATACCAATCGATTACAAAAGAGAAAAAATAATAATGAAAACACAACCAGAGATTATAATGGAATCTCTCGCACCTTCTATGGTTTCAACCACGATTGCAACAAAAGTAGGAGAGAAAGAGGGTAAACCAACGATAATGACAAAAGAGCCATTAATAATTCAAGAGAATCGAGAGAATTATAAAAATAGTTTAAAAATAAATAAAGTTCAAAGAGGAAATGATAATTGGTATTATAATATTGGATTTATCTTAGAACAAAAATTAGGATTTTTAACTGAAAAAGAAAAAAAAGAAATAATAATATCTCATATAATTGAGTTATTAAATAATAATGAACAATTAATAGTACTAAATTATTTATTAGAAATTGAAAAATTTGAAGAGAAAAAAGAGGATGAATTTATAGAATTAATGACAGATTATTTTAATAAATATAAATTGGAGGGAAAAATGGGATTAGAGGGAATATTATTAATAGATAAAGAAGGAATAAAGAAATTATATATAAAGGATATTCCAAAAAATATATGGATACCAGGAGGTTCTCAAGACATACAATATTTTAAGGATAATATATTAGAAAAATTAGTAATAAAAGATAAAGAAGAAAGATTAAATCAGATAATAGGTTTTATAACAGCATTAAAAAATGATTTTTTAAATTTAACTTTTAAGACAAAGAAGATGATAGAGAAAAAGGGATTAGGAAGTTCAAAAGCAATTAGTTGTGATAAATCAGGAAAAAAAGAGGTTATATCAATATTAAATGATATATTAAATAATAATATGATATATATTTTTGATAATTTAAAAGATAAGGAAGATTATATAAATGCATTAGAAAAATTAGAGTCTATAGATAAAAATAATATAAATGAGAAAGTAATTATTTCATTATATATAAATTTATTAAAAATAGATAGTAATGATACATTTAAAAAGAATAATACAACAAAAATGAACCATACACAAATGTGTATATTGCAGGAGGTATTATTACGATATTTTAATTCAATAAATAGAAATGAAAAAGTTTGGTTTTTAACACCAATTCAAGCATTAATAAACACAATAGAGTCAAGTGTAAAAAAGTAAATAATGAAAAATGTAAATAAATGTTTATATATATAAATATATATATATGAACACACCATCATTAACTATAAAGTCAAAAATAAGTAAAAAAACTAAATTAAATCAATATACAAAAGGAGATGGTAATTTATATATGAGAAATTTAGTAACAAGAAAGATATCAATTCATTTTAAATTTGTAGGCGCAAATATTAAAGAAATCTTAGAAAAAGTAATAACTGAAAAAGTAGAAGGTAAGTGTAGTGTTGAAGGATATATAAAAAAAGGTTCATCAAGAATTATAACTTATTCTAGTGGTGAAATAAAAGGAAATTTATTATTTTTTCAGGTTGTATTTGAATGTTTAGTATGTAATCCAGTTGCTGGTATGAGGGTAAATTGTGTTGTTAAAAATGTTAGTCAAGCTGGTTTAAGAGCCTTAGCAATAACAGATGATGATAATTCTCCATTAATAATTTATATTGCAAGAGACCATCATTATATGTTGCCATATTTTGGAAAAATAAAAGAAGATGAAACAATAAATGTTAGGGTAATTGGTCAGACATTTGAATTAAATGATAAATTTATAAGTGTAATAGGCAAATTAGCGGAATTGGAGGAACATGAGTATGATAATGTTGAGAGTAAAGTAAAATCATTGAAGGAGAAAGGAGAGAAAACAACTGTGGGAGAATTAGATTTGGAAGGAAATGAAGAGTTAATGGAGGAAGAATTAGAGGAAGAACAAAAGATAATTATGAGAGATGATATTGAAAATATACCAACATTAGAAGGGTTTATGAGGGTAATCGGTGGAAAGAAAGGAGTAACAATAATGGAAGAAGGGAAAAAATTGGAGGGGGATGAGAATATAGTTTATGAAAATCTAGAGACAGGAGAGGTATATAAAAACAGGCCATTAAAGAGGGGAATATTAAAGTTTTATGATAATTATTTGGGAGAGAATGTCTATAGTATGGATGTAGCGGTAATAGATGAGAAGACGAATAAGGAGGTAGGTATTGCAAGTAATTATTTTAATGGAAATAAGATAACAATACAAAATCCAATATTTAACAATCCAGATACATATAGTGTAGTAAAGATAGGATTAGACGAGGATATAGAGGGAGAATTAAGAAAGGAGGTAAAAGGAAAGGAGGTGGAGAAGGAGGAGGGAAAGGAGGAGGAAGAGGGAGAGGAAATAAGTGAGGAAGAGAGGGAATTTTTAGAGTTTAGAAAAAAGTTTGAGATACAAGAGAATATGAAAAAGCAGAAGAAAATGGAGGAAATAGGAAGAGAATTAAGATTTAGTGAGAGAGATAAGCCATTAGATGTAAATTATTATAAATTAATAAGTAAATAATAATTATAAAATAAAATTGAAAAGGATTTTAAGGAAAAGTGTATAAATAAAGTAGGAATGGGAAGTGTAAAGAGAATAATGAAAGAGAAAAAAGTGATAACAGAAATACAAAATGAAGAAAAAGTTTCAATATCTCCGAGATGTGTAACAAATCTATATAACAAAATAATAATAAAGCAAGAAGTGGTGATACCATTTATAGATTTTAGTAAAGAAGTAAAAACGAGGTAAGTTGTATTTCAATGATATATAATGTGATAAAGAGGAATATAGAAGGAAAATGTATAGTGGAGGGGTATGTAAAGCCACAATCAACAAAGATAGTGGAGTATTCAAGTGGAAAGATAATAGGAAAGAATATCGTATTTAATGTAGTATTTGAATCATTTGTATGTAATCCATTAGAGAATAGTATAATAACATGTCAAGCGAAGGTGATAACCCAGGCGGGAATAAAGGCGATATCACCGGAGGAAATAACACCGATAGTGGTATATATATCGAGGGACCATCATAATTCGAATCAATATTTTAATTCAATAAAGGAGAATGATATGATAAATATAAGAATAATAAGTAAGAGATATGAATTAAATGATAAGGTGGTAAGTATAATAGGGGAATTGGTGGAGAATAAGGAGAAGATAAAAAAGAAGATAATAAAGAAATTAGTATTGCATGAAAATTAATAAAATAAAATGGAGTAAACAATATTAAAAAGAATAGTATAGTATTTTTTAATGAGTAGTGTAATAAGTATCATAGACGATAAGAATGAGTATACAAATAAGTTGAAGAGTTTAAAGGAGAATATAGAGGGATTAACGCAGTATCATCAGAGTGAGATATTGCGAATATTTTGTAATAACAAGGTGGATATAAATGAGAATAAGAATGGAGTATTTATAAATTTATCATTAGTGGATGAGAGTATAATAAAAGAGTTAGAAAATTATTTAAGTTATGTGAATACGCAGGAGAGTCAATTAAATGAATTAGAGAAGGAAAAACAGAAGATAGTAAAATCATTTTTTAAGGTATAAGGAATTAAGGAATATAATATATATAAAAACAATATAAAGAAATATTGGTATATAAGTAATCATAAATTATTTATATACTTATTTGTCGAATTCAAAAACTTATTTGAGAAATTTAAATACTTACCATAATATATTTATCAAACCCTAATAAAGACATTTTTTATCATTTATATACATAATGGATGACGCAACCGCTAAGCTCTTATCTGAAAAAAGTATCTCAATGATTAATGCAAAACTTGAACAACTCAAATCTGTTGAACAACAACTCGAAAATCTTAAAAAATATATGCTTACTAATAATTTTATCGATGTCATTAAAAAAGTTCAATTTACCAAAAATTCTTCCACTAATAACTCCTCTGAATTAAGCGCTGTTATTAATCTTAATACATGTGATTCAGATAATGAATCTCATCATTCTTCCAGTTCTGATGATAATGATGATGAATCCCCTGAGTCAAATGAACCTACCGAATCTGATGAAATCTATAACTCTATACCTAAATTTGATGTTAATAGACCCATTTATTCATCTCGTCTATGTAGGTTATTTCCTAAAGAAAAAGACCAACTTTTTTGGTGCTTCTATGTTATTCATTTTAATGTTTATCAATATGAAACTGTTCCTAACTATTTTGTTGCTGAAAATGAATTTAAAATTAAAACAATTGAACTCGCCAATGAAAACTCTCTCATTCTTAAACAAAATAAAATTTCTAAACAAATTTTTGAATCTTGTGTTCAATCTCATCTTACTCCACCTGCTCTTAATGCATATTGTTTTCTTTATAAAGCCAATGTATTTTTTATTCACAAAAATTCCTATTTTGAAATGTATTATGGCGAAAATAAACCTACTTTTATTATTGAAAAACATGATAATGGCTACTCTCTTCAATTACCTGTTATTAAAACTACCACCAAAACTTTCAGTAGACACCAAATCTATATTAATGAATTTAAAGAAAAAGGATATAAATTAGATAATATTGAAAAACCATTAAAACCTTTCTCTTCTTACTCTCTTCCTGACCTTACCAATATCGCATCTAAATTTGATATTTCTCTTACAAATAATGAAAATAAAAAGAAAACTAAAAAAGAATTATACGATGAAATATTAACTAAATTTTAAATAATTAATTTTTAATTTTTATATTTATAAATCTTAAAATAAATATAAAATTGAATACAATATAAAATAATATGTAGAATTATATATACACTATGGCACAATCCATACCCAAAGAAATGTTTAATGTTATGATAAAAAAATATTTAGAAGGGGTATTATCTAAAACAAATGGTGAATCTGAATTAGAAGTTAAATTTGGTACTCGTAATATTAAAACTATCACTAAAGATGATTATGAAAATGTTATTCAAAAACTTATTTCTACCGGTTTTACGATTGTTAATGAAAATATTTATACTTTAAAAATTCAATCCGAATTTATTGACCCTAATACCGGTATTGTTAAATTATCAAATATTCGTACTGAAATTAATGGTCTTAATGATATTCAACGATATTGTAAAACTGACCGTTTAGAAGGTATTAATTATAAATTTCTACAAAAATCAATTGCAACTGATGGCGCTGAAACTGTTAAACCTATTAACTTTGATGATTATAATTTTCGCATCAGTTATCAAAAAGAAAAAATTATTCCTTCTACCTCTCAAACCGGCAATACGATTGTTTCCACTTGGCTTGATAATAAAAAAGTTTTTAGATATATTCAAAGAACTTCTCTTATTCATCCAAATTACCCTGTTATCATTGATATCTCCATTGTAAAAGAATCTCATAAAAAAGATGGAAAAATGATACCCGAATATTCTTTTCTTGCATCTCATGTCACTGAAAATACTCCCAAATATGAAGTTGAAATTGAATGCAATAATAAATTAGTCGGCCCCGGTACTAAATTTAATAATCATATTATTCTTGCTGATATTCTTAGAAGTGTTATTAAAACAATTTTAAGTGGCCTTCAAGGCACCAACTTTCCTGTAAGTTATGATGATATTATAAATACACAAAAAGATTATTATTATTTATTATTCCCTGAAGAAAAAAAACAATCTAAACAAAAAGAATTTATTGAATTGAATCCAAAATTATTTATTGGACCATCCTCTAAAACATTACAAATTGCCAATATTGTTCCTATTAATGATGAATGCACGATACCTAATATTCGTAAAAATTTTACTGTCACCGATAAAGCAGATGGCCTTCGAAAAATGCTCTATATTTCTCCAAAACCTAAGCAATTACACTAAAAACGACCCACAGAATCGCACCAAAACGCACGATCTATGAGTCGCCTATACCATCATATCAACTTAATAAATAAATTAGCCTACGGCCTCTGTAATGATGCCCATGTCCTTTCCAGTTTCACCGGCAATGTAACCAGCCCTAAATGTTTGCATTATTAAAATCATAAGCACTTTATTGCTTCTAGCGTTAGGATAGTGTTTATCTACTGAGTCCATCCATACACTAAAACTATCTTCTTCATCTGTATATTCCATAAGTTTCTCCTTTTATTCTGAATAATGATCGGTGATGCCATGATCGTGTTTAAATTCTTCAATATCCTCATCATAATTTGAGGGATCTTCATACGTCTTTTGTAACGTCTTAGGTTTCTTTGTTAAGGGTTGCTTAACATCGTCTTTATCTTCCATGATTTCTCCTAATAAAATATATGGTTGTTAATAACTACTCTTGGTTTCATGCCCCATTGATTTGGCAATGAGATATGATGAAAGTTTGTAGCACCACGACTATAATCTTTAACGTCTTGATTAATAATCTTCATTGACAATGCAATGTAAGGTTGCAATTGCTGATACTTTGGCACGTTAGGTTTCTTAGTCCATTCAAATTGATATGGCTTGTATGTTTCTCGGCAAATATTTTTTTGATCAAAATCTGCACGCCTATACAATACATAACCTACGGCAACTTGTCCAGCAATTGGTTCGCCTCTGGCCTCGTTAAAGATAGTCAAACTCATGCACATAAGTGCGGCTGCTTCTATCATAATTTATCCTCGTTCATTAGGCAGCTTTCATGGTTTTGCTTATATACATTGTTTCCTATAAGACTACAATTGAAGTCGAAAGGAGAACAACTATGTGGACAAAACCAGCAGCTACTGAAATGCGCTTCGGCTTCGAAGTTACAATGTATGTAATGAATAAGTAAGCCAAGCAGTCAGACCAAGGGCGATGCCTATGGAAAGCTTTGTTGCTCTCCATATGCGTTGCCTTTTTTCTTTTGGTGACTCCAAGGTTACTTCATATTCGTAGCCTGTAACTTCTTTTAATGAACGTGGAAAACGCCATTCAAATGCGTTGAAATTAGTTCTTACTTGCTTCATTAGATTGTCCTTTCACATTGTTGATGCGTGTGGCTTGCTTGCCTATTAATTGCATCTTTACTGTTATGGGTAGGCGGTTTAATGATGGGTTATTTACATCCATCAATGCCTTAAGTTTCGATATCTTATCCTCTGGATTAAGGCTAGAATTCACTAGCTGTTCAGACATTTCATCTAATTTTGTTTGCCATGTCAAGACATCACCTACATTTATTGGATCTTTTCCAGGAATATATAGGGTAAAATCCTTAGATTGTAGCTTTTTTACAACACTGCCAACTCTTTCTGTCGCTAGATTGCCATCGTCGTCCTCTGGTGCTATACCACACGTTGCCATAAGGCTATAGCGCCTTGCGTATGTCAAAGCACTGCCGTATCCTTGGGCGTCTTGTTTAGTAGATGGCACATGTAATACACCACCACTTAATGTTTCACCAGACTCATGCACAAGTAATGTTTCAATGCGAATACCATTCTCACAATCATGCGTCTGTTGAATCAATGCAATACCATTGTTGTTGAGTGCATCAATGACGGCTTCAATACAGCCATCTAAAGCCACATACTTTGATCTAAAGTGTGGATTAGTCGCTGTCTTTAATGCTGGTGCAAATTCCTTTTGTGCCTTAACAAAGGCGGCTGCTATAGTTTTCATACTTTTCTCCTGTTGTTGTAATTGACTCATAACTTCTACTTCAAATCGATCTTGGTCGTTCATATACGATCCCTAATCGAAATCTTTGATTGCCTAATCACATAAGCTTGTTTTGCCGGCACCATCTTAGGTGGCTGGGCATTATATTTACGCATAGGCCATGATATTTTGTAACGTCCAGCATTACATACTTCTGCATCACGCATTTGTTGCATGATGTTAGCTTGAAGTCTATCAATGGCTGACTCTGCTTCATGGATAGTTTCTCTTAACTCCAATATCTTTTCAGCTTGTAATTCAATCTCTGGAATATCAACAGTAATCTTATCTGCATGATCAAAGAGCCTTGTTGCTTCTTGGCTGTTAGTTAATGGATACCAATCTGTTTCTTCATTCAATTTAAACTTTTCTATCTTTGACTGAAACTCATCAACGGCTTGATGAATCATGTTGATCTGATCTTGATTAGGTGCATACAAGAATATGCGTAATTGAGTGCCACGATATAACACGCATAATGCTCCCCATTTAGCGTCCATAATATCCATTTGCCCTTGTATCTGAATGACACCACGATACACGGCTGGCTCAGACTCCACTTCATTAGAAGTAAGTTTAGCTTCTAGGATACCTAGTCCATCTAGTTTAATAGATTCCTGTCCCATGACAAAGATGCCACGATCAACGTCCGTAAAGATTTCTTGACCTTGCCCTGTTGCTGTGCCGTCAAGACTGCAAGCCAATCTAATCTTGTCGTGAAAGTATGCTTTATCGTGCGATAGATCGTATGATTCAAGTCCGAGCCTTGTTGCTGACTCGGTTAAAATCATAGCTTCCATGGCGTTGCCCCACTGCATAGGTTCATTGTCAATAAATTCATTTTCAATGCCTTGGATAGCATTCATGGTGTATTTCAATTCATCATTAGGCGTTCTGTATTTGCTGAAACCTAATAATGCCGGTAATCTACTGCATGACATCATGTCATCTGGTGTGAGTTTGCCTACCATAGATTTATATCCTCTCTTAATTCATGTATTTTATTCATTAAACGATAAACGCTACCCTTGTTCCACTTGCCACCTTTAAATGCCTTGATGCCTAATAGATTGAGATCATCAGCATACTTGTTCGCATCAAAACGATGATTACGATCTTTGATAATCTGTATAACATCTATCATATCAAGTGCAAATTGTTCTGCCTTTGCTTTAAGTGCCTCACCACCAGCCATAGATATTTGTTTGATCTTGTCTGACGGCGCACCTAATTTAACGCCTCTTGCTCTTGCTGCCTTCAATGCATTCTTGGTATTGATTGAGATCTGTCGCCTTGTTTCTTCATTTAATACAGCTCTAATATGAAGTTCAAAGACTGTGGCTTGTGGGCTTTCTGCAACGACGATACTATTAGCTGGTAATTCTTCCAATAGTTTAGACATCAATGCAACTGATCTCGTAAGACGGCATTGTTTGGCTACCAATAATTTACAATCACGATCATTCTTGAGTAGATCTAAAGCTAGATTAAGATTGACTCGATCATTGTAACTGCCGGATTCTATGTCTGTGAGTTCGGTAATGATCTCGACGCCTTGTTGCTGGGCGTAAGTGTAGCAAATTTGTTTTTGAGCTTCCAAGCCTAAGCCCGATTGGCCTTGCTTGTCTGTTGATACGCGATAATAAGCTATAAATTTCATATATAACCTTTCATGGTTTAAAGTTTAGCCTTGATAGTCGATAGCGTTTTTAACCGCATCTTCTATAAGATAATAAAGTTCCGAGCCAAATTCAGTGTTCTGAGTGCCTCCAGTCTCTGGATCATCTACAATACATTTATGCTCGATTGATAAATGCTCGATAACATCAAAATAAACGCGATCGGCAATATTAC